TGCGGCCGTAGGGTGCCGCGAAATTTCAAAAAATCCGTCAAAATGAAAAAGGGGCAAAATCATGTCATATAGTCTCGAAAGAAAATGCCACAACTGCAAATTTCACGACGAATGCACAGACCGCAGTTTTTTAAACGCTGCCATTCAGGGCATTCACCAGGTTGGCGAAATGTCCAACCAGGAACAGGGCAAATATTTGCGGCGCGGGCACCTGGGCGCCGGAATCATCACGCTGGATTGCCAGAATTTTGAAAACATCAGCCAGGATGAAACAAACAGCGCCGGGTAAAAAAAATGGGCCGTGATCCGAAAAAAACCAGTTTGCGGGCAATCGACGGCGGGCAGGCGCACCGGCCTGACAGGACGCCGCCGACGCCCAGGGCAATCAAACCCAGGGCGCCCAGCTGGCTGACGGCCGAACAGAAAATCATTTTCCGTTCAATCGTCAGGGAACTTGAAGCAATGTGCGGCGCATTTTCAGCTGATACCATTGCCGTTGTCAACCTGGCGATTTCATATGACAGGCTGCGGGCAATCAGCCTGCAGCTGTGCATGACAGGTTCAAAGCTGGTCATTGACGGTGCCAGAAATGACAGCGTTGTCAACCCGCTTGTCAGGCTGCAGATTTCAACCCAGCGTGACATTGACCGGTACACTGAAAAACTTGCATTAAATCCTATAATCCGCGCACGCCTTGATTTTGAAATCACTGACCCTGCGCGCCTGGCTGGCGCCGGGAAGGCTGGCGGCCTGCAGGGCTTGCGTGATGGCCTGATGAAATGAAAGCTGGCACGGCGGAACCGACACCGGGAATTGTTGCGCAGCGTTTTTTTGAACGTCACCTGACACATACCAAAGGCAGGCAGTATGCAAGGCAACCGTTTGATTTGTACGCCTGGGAAAGCAAAATCATACATGACATTTTCGGCACGATTAAATCAAACGGGCTGCGGCAGTACACCAAGGTTTATTGCGAGGTACCAAAGAAAAACGGAAAAACGGAACTGGCGGCCGGGATTGCTCTGCTGGGCCTTTTCATTGACCAGGAACCTGGCGCTGAAATTTACTTTGTGGCGGCGGCGCGTGACCAGGCTGCCATTGGTTTCAAGGTTGCAGCACAAATGGTGCGCCAAAATCCTGAACTGCACCAACTGGTGAAAATAGTGGACGGCACAAAAACGATATACCTGAAGGATGACCCAAGTTGTTTTATGAAAGCAATCAGTGCCGACGCCGGAACCAATGACGGTATCAACCCGCATATTGCAGTTTTTGATGAACTGCACCGCCAGAAAAACAGTGACCTGTACACGGTTATTGAATATGGCATGGATGCCCGTGACCAGCCATTATTGTTTGCTATCACAACGGCAGGCGTTTCAGGTGAAAGCCCGCTATGTGAACAAATGCACGATTATGCCAGGAACATAATGGACGGCACCTATGATGACCCAAGTTTTTACCCGTGCATTTATGCGATTGAAGAAAATGAAGATTGGACATTGGAAGGGCACCCGGCAAATGATGAAGGCCCGGCAACGGGCTGGTACAAAGCAAACCCAAGCCTGGGTGAACACCTGAACATTGAACGCGTGCGCCAGGCTTTTCAAAAGGCACTGAGCAACCCGGCAGAACAGAACAATTTCAGGCGCCTGCGGTTGAATCAATGGGTTGGTCAGGAAGTACGATATTTGCCGATGGAACATTGGAAGGAATGCGGTGAACAATTCAACCCGACCAGGTTCATTGGCAAAACCTGTGTTGCCGGAATTGACCTTGCGGCAACCCAGGATATCACGGCCCTGGTGCTGCTGTTTTTAGAAGAGGACAAATTTTACCTTGTGCCGCATTTTTGGATACCTGCAGATGATTTGCAGAAACGCAGCCGGGCCGACAAAGTGCCCTATGATTTATGGGTTGCCCAGGGGTTGGTGCAGACAACGCCGGGCAATCAGATTGATTATAAATTTCTGCGTAGAACAATGAAGGATTTAGGTAATTTGTATGATATTCGGGAAATCGGGTATGACCGATGGAATGCCACGCCCGTCATTCAGGATTTGAAAGAAACTGACGGTTTCAACACTGTGCCGATTGGCCAGGGATATGTCAGCATGTCAGCGCCAACCAAGGAACTGTTGCGCCTGGTCATGCTTCACCTGGTGCGCCATAACAACAACCCTGTACTTGAATGGATGGCCAAAAATTTCAGTGTGAAACAGGATGCCGCCGACAATGTGAAGCCCAGCAAACCGGACAGGCGGAAAACTTCAAAACGGATTGACGGCATTGTTGCGGGTATTAACGCCCTGGCCCGTTTAATTATAACGCCTGAATATAAAAGCAGCGTTTATGATGACAGGGGCATATTAACCATTTGAGGGGCCGCCATGATTAGAATACCGAATATTTTAATGAGAGTTGCAGCGGCCGTTCAGGCCCTGCGCGGTGATCCTGGCAACAGGCGCGGCGCGTACATGCCCATGCGCCGGGCAGGCGTGCTGGTTGATGAAGATACCGCATTGACCTATTCGGCATATTACAGGGCAATTGCCTATATTTCAGCCAGCGTTGCCGGGCTGCCCTGGGAAGTCATACTTGAAAGGAATAATAAAAAGGAAAAGCGGCCGCAGCACCCGGTTGCCAGGCTGCTGCATACCAGGCCCAACCCTGAACAAAATGCGTTCACGTTCAAGGAAACCCTGGTTGCATGGGCTTTATCCTGGGGCAACGGATATGCGGAAATTGAACGGGATTTTTACCGGCGCCCGCTGGCATTATGGCCGATTTCACCTGACAGGTGCCGCCCGACGCGTGACCCTGAAACCGGTGAATTGATTTATGAAGTTTGGAATTATTCAGGTGAACGCGTTTTCATTCCAGCGGCCGACATGTTTCACCTGCACGGGCTGGGCTTTTCCGGTTTGGAAGGCTATAGCATTATCACACTGGCTGCGCGCACGCTGGGCATTGGCATTGCAGCTGAACAGACAACTGAAGATTTCCTGGCCAACGGTGCCGTCAGCACTGGCGGATTGTCGCACCCAAACGGATTGAGTGACAAGGCGTTCAAACGTTTAAAAGATCAGATGGCCGAAAAGTCAATATTCGGCCGCAAGTGGGAACCGCTGATTTTAGAAGAAAACATGACCTGGTTTGATATCGCAATTCCTTCAAAAGATGCGCAGATGATTGAAACCAGGAAACTGTCAGTGACCGACGTTGCCCGCTGGTTTGGATTGCCGCCGCACAAACTGATGGACTTGGAACGCGCCACGTTCAGCAATATCACTGAACAAAACATTGAAGTTGTCAATGACGCCTTCATGCCCTGGGTGAATCGGTTGGAACAGGAAGGTGACGCCAAGCTGCTGAACGGGCCGGGTGACGTTGGCCTGCGCAGCAAGCTGAACACGCGGGCGCTGCTGCGCGGTGATGACGCCAGCCGGGCGCTATATTATCAGATTATGCGTCAAATCGGCGTCTATTCGACGAATAGAATACTTGATTTAGAGGATGAAAACCCGGTTGGCCCTGAAGGTGATGAACTGCTGGTGATGACAAACCAAACGACATTGAAACGCCTGGTTGCCGGTGAAACGACAGGCGGCGGCCAGGTGCCCGCAGCACCTGACCCTGACCAGGCGGCCGCAAGCTATCAATTATTGGTTCAAAATGCCATAAATAAGGCCATGAAACGGGAAAATGCCCGGTATGAACAGGCAGCAAAGGCGTTTCAAACCCAGGCTGACCTTGAAAAATGGTTTGCAAATTTCTTTTCGGAACATGAAAATTGGCTGGCCAGGGAAGTGGGAATTATTCTTGACAGCCTGGCGCTGATGCTGGGCAGCAGGATTTCAAGCCAGAACGGCGGCCAAAATGCCATGCTGGAAGGCGTCAAAAAGCATTGTGAACGTTCAAAAAATGACTTTTTGGCCCTGTTTTCAGGCAATTCAATCAATTATTCTGGTGCGCAGCGGGCGCAGATGGAAGCCCAGGAAATACTTGAACGCTGGGTGCAACTGATAATTGAAAACCGATAGGGGGGGAACGCCATGCCGGGAAAGCTGAATAAAATTGCAGTCAAGGAAAAATTCAAGATTGTCAGAAATGCCGCCAAAAAAAGCGCGGAAATGTACATTTATGACGATATTGGTGACAGCTGGTTTGGCGGCCTGACCGCAAAGCAGTTCAAGGATGAACTGAAAGACCTGGGTGACGTTGAAAAAATTGCCCTGCACATTAATTCATACGGCGGCAACGTTTTTGACGGGGTTGCAATTTACAATTTACTTGTGAACCATAAAGCAACCGTTGAAGTGCTGATTGACGGCATTGCCGCCAGCATTGCCAGCGTGATTGCTATGGCGGGCAACACAATCAAGATGGCTGAAAACGGCATGCTGATGATACATGAAGCCTGGGGCATGGCCGTTGGCAACGCCGATGAAATGCGCCGTACAGCTGACAGCCTGGAAAAGATAAACGAAACAATCAGGGTGACCTACGCGAAACGCACCGGGATTGATGACGGTGACCTGGTTGACATGATGGCTGCAGAAACCTGGATGACGGCCCAGAAAGCAAAGGAAAAAGGTTTTATTGACGATATGCAACCGGCCCTGGAAATGGCTGCACATTACGATGCAGGCAAATACAGGTTCAAAAACGTGCCTGATGACCTTGCGCACCCGAAGGAACGCAGCAACGTCAACCGGCACCGTTTGGCAACAATGAACCTGCGGGCCGCAAAGGTACGCCGCGCCAGCGCGGATAAATAGGGGCCAGCCCCGACGTTGAAAGTTGGATTGCGGGTTTTAACTTCATTTGGGAGAAAACTAAAATGAAACTGATTAATTGGTTTTTCAGTTTGTTTGTTATCGCCTGGCAGGCCCTGGTGCGGAAAATAAACACGCGCCCGCTGCGCATTTTTCACAGGTGCGGCCGGGATTACATTGAAATGGCATGCGGTACGCAGCGCCGCATTTCATTCATTTTCGCTGACGGGGCTGCAGGTTCAACTGAACGGATTGCCGAACTGCGGCAGGAACTGCTGGAACTGAATGAACAGGCCCAGGTGATTCAAAACACCGCCGACGCCGAAAACAACCGCGCGCTGACGGAGGATGAACAGACCGACCTTGACCGCATTTTTGCAAGGTTTGATGAAGTCAACCAGGAAATTGAACGCCGGGAACTGATTGCCAACCAAACGGCCCAGCTGCGGCAAACGGCCGGGCGCCAGTCCCAGGCCCAGGCAACCGACACAGACCATGACGCAGGGGTTGACAACGGCAACCGTCAGCTGCCTGCCAGCCGCGTTATCAGGCCGGGCCAGGCAACCGCCAGGGGCGGCCGCGTCGGCGTTGTTTTCACTGATAAGGGAAAATGGGGCTGGAAAAACATGGGTGAATTTGCCCAGGCCGTGCGCGCCGGTGCTGCCAAGGGTGCCGAACTTGACCCGCGCCTGGTCATGAACGCGCCGACAACGTACAGCCAGGAAGGCGTTGGCGCTGACGGCGGGTTTCTGGTGCCGCCTGATTTCCGCACCAGCATATGGGAAAAGGTGAATGCGGAGGATTCGCTTTTTGCCCGTACCGACCAGAACACAACCGGCAAAAACAGCATGGTGCTGCCAAAGGATGAAAGCACGGCATGGGATACAACCAACGGCGTGCAGGCATACTTTGAAAGTGAAGCCAGCCAATTCACGCAATCCAAAATTGCGTTGAAGGACATGACTGTCAGGCTGAACAAACTGACAGCCCTGGTGCCCGTCACTGATGAACTGCTGGAAGATGCCAGCGGTTTGGATTCGTACCTGCGCAAAAAGGTTGGTGAAAAGTTTGACTTCAAACTGACCCTGAAAATTGTGCAGGGCACCGGCGCCGGTGAACCGCTGGGTATTTTGAACGCGGCCAGCCTGGTTTCAGTTGCGAAGGAAAGCGGCCAGTCATCTGACACCATTGTTGCCAACAATATAATCAATATGTGGGCGCGCCTGTACGGGCCTTGCCGACGCAATGCCGTATGGCTGATTAACCAGGACATTGAACCGCAGCTGTTCAAAATGTCGTTCAATATTCTGAATGCCAGCGGCGCAGTTGTTGGCGGCGTGCCGGTTTACCTGCCCGCAAACGGATTGTCAGCCAGCCCCTATGCAACACTTATGGGCAGGCCAGTGATACCGACGCAGGCATGTGAAACCGTTGGTGACAAGGGTGACATTATCCTGACCGACCTGACGCAGTACATGACACTGTTCAAGGCGGGCGGAATTAAAACCGATGTTTCAATGCACCTGTGGTTTGATTATGACGTGCTGGCGTACCGGTTCATTTTCCGCGTCACCGGGCAACCCTGGTGGGCCGCAGCGATTGACCCGCGCGACGGCAGCAACACGCTGTCATGGGCAGTCACATTGGATGAACGGGCCTAATTCGGCGCCGGTTCAAAACCCTGAACAATAAACCTGAATTGCGGCCGGTATCCAACCCGGCCGCAGGAAGGAAGGAAGCAAATGGATGCATTCAGCGAAAGAGCAGCAATCATTGGCACCATTGACCCGCAAACACTGGCCAATTCGGAAGTGTTCAGTGATGTAATCGACATGTCCAAGTTTGATGAAATCATGGGCATTGCACTGACGGGTGACATGAACGCCAGCACGGGCAGCCTGGTTTTCCGGTGCGTCACCTGTGACGTTGACGGAAACAATGCAGCGGCATTCAAAACCGCTGACACGTTGGCCGCCGCCGCAAATGCCAGTGACAACAAACAGGTTGTCATTGAAGTACGGCCGGAAGATTTAGCCGAAGGCGGCGCCAATGCCAACCGGTATGTCAAATTTGGCGTTGTTTCCGGTTCAACGGGCGGCCCTGTTGCCGCTGTCATATTGGGCAAGGCCAAGTATGGCCCGTCGAGTGACAGTGACCTTTCCAGCGTTGCTGAAATTGAACGCGACAAGGATTAAGGCCCATGAAGCAAGTATGGGTTGAAATTGTCAAAACCTATACCGTGCAGGCGGTGAACGGGCCGACCTATAAGGCCGGAACCGTTCACCTGCTGCCCGAACAGTCAGCAGAACACCTGCGCCGTAAAGGCGTTGCCAGGATTAAAAACCATGGTGACCTTGATGAAATGCTGGCGCGGGTTGAAGCCCAGGGCAAAGCGTGCTGTGATGAAACTGAAACCAGGGAAGTCAGCACAAACGTTGACCTGCACAGCCTTTTTAATGAATACCGCAACAAGGAAGGTTTGAACAAAAAGGCGCCGGAAGTGAACGCAAGCCCTGAACCGGTGAACGAAAAGGCGCCGGAAACGAACAGTGACCTGGGTGAAGGCATGCCCATGGTCAGCTGCATAATGCCGACCTGGAACCGCCGCAGGTTTATCAGGGCTGCCCTGGATTGCTGGAATAAACAAACCTATGAAAACCGGGAATTGATTATTTTAGACGATGGCCAGGAAGAAATCAGTGACCTGCTGCCTGATGATAAGCGTATCAGGTATTTGAAACTTGACGAAAAAGTGACAACAGGAAAGAAAAGAAACCTGTGCTGTGAAATGGCCAAAGGCCCATTGATTTGTCATTTTGACGATGACGATTACAGTGAACCTGACCGCATATTTGACCAGGTGAAACGGATACAGGCCAGCGGCCTGCATATTACCGGGTATTCAACCATTTTATTTTGGGATACCCTGACGGGCCAGGTTAAAAGATACAGCGGCGGGCAGCCTGGGTACATTGTCGGCACGTCATTCATGTACACAAAAACCCTGTGGCAGCAGATTAGGTTCAAGGATGAGCAGCAATTCACTGACAATGAATTTTTAAAACAGATCGGGTTGGAACGCGTTGCATATAGTCATGACGCAACAAAAATGGTTGCGCGCATTCATGACCAGCACCATACCAGCCCAAAGGAAGGGTTTGCGGAAACAGTTGAACGTGAACTGGTGCCGCAATTATTTTGGGACAATGAAATTATAAGGGTGCAGGGATGATATCGGGAATCATTACAACCTTTAACCGGCCGGATGCGTTCAGCAGAACAGCGCCGCAGGTTGCGCGCCTGGGCATTGAAATGCTGGTTGTCGATGACGGCAGCGCAATACCGGCGTGTTTTCAAAATGAAGAAATTGCAAACCAATACAGCATGAAATATTTGCGCCTGCCCAAAAATAGGGGTCTGGCGGCCGCCTTGAATATCGGCCTGAATTATTGGCTGGCTGATGCTAAGGTTAATTGGATTTCATACTTTCAGGATGACGTTGACGTGCATGCCGATACAATAGAAATATTGAAACGGTTTCATGATTATTCGCCATTATTGACAGGCCATGACGCGCCTGAACACCCAGCAATCAAAGCAACTGAAATGTACGGGTATCAGATAAAGATAAAGCAATTCTGCAGAGCAACCCATATGCACGCGCATGTTGATTTTCTGCGCAAAATCATGCCGATACCAACCAACTGCCTGGGAACGCCAAAATGCACGGCGCCCGGCGTCAAGGGCATGGGCAGCAACGTTGATTGGTGGATTGTTCGCGATTCACCGCACAGCATTCAGAAAACAGGCAAAGGAATATTATGCGTTCCGCACCTGGTGCGTTCATTTTTATGGCAACCGCAGCACAGCTGTTGGTTCAACACAGCACCCAAAGGCGCAGAACCGCCGCTGCTGGGTGAAAAAACAATTGAAAGGGGAATTGCATGAAACTGAAGAAAAAAGAATATATTAATTTTTGGCGGCAGCGCATGGCCAAAGGCCCGCAGGAAGCCGGAACGGAAGCACAGGCAGATGAAATTTTCCCGCTGGTGAAGGCGCAGTGTGAAGGGATTGACCCGCAGGCAATCCTTGAATATGGTTGCGGGTACGGCCGCATGACCAGGCGCCTGCGCGGGCTTTTCCCTGACGCGCAAATAATGTGCGTTGACATGGCAATTGCCTGTATCGAAGCCATGCAGGCCCAGGAACTGCCAGGCGTTGAACTGGTACACGGGCACCGCATTCCCGACAGGAAAGGATACATTGACCTGATTTTCACCTGCCAGGTGCTGCAGCATATTACCGATGAACACATATTTCACCAGGCAATGAAACAGTTTGACAAAGCCCTGCGGCCGGGCGGCGTCATTCTGATGTTTGAAAATGTATTCAACACCAAGGCTGACCATATGGCCGACAGGCCCGCAGCTGAATACGCTGACGCCCTGGGTGACGGGTATGACACGGCAATTGTTGCTGAACTGGAACTGTCAGGCCAGCGGCATGTTCTGATTTGCGGGAGGAAAGCAGCCGATGACGGGGAATAAATTGCTTGACCGCGAAAAGGGGCCGGTTGCCGCAACCGGTTGCCGGGTATTTCAGCAGGAAGGCGGCAGCGTCATTGTTGTCGGCCCGAACATCGAATATGAACCGGCGCCGGGTGACGTTAAACTGAATTATGTGCGTGACATTACCGTGCAGTATTTGCTGGGTGACGTTGTGAAAGCAAACATTGTTTTCCTGACCAACCAGGCCGCCATTCACCAGGCAATACCAAGTTATTTTTACACCAACCCGCTGACGGGCAAGGTTGTGCCGGTGAAATCCGTTGAATTTGCTGACGGTACGTTCTGGCATAATCCTGAATTTGAGGATACCCAGGCGGCCAAAGGCGCCCAGGAAATCATTGACAAATTCAAGGAAGTGCAGGCGGCCCAGGCGGCGGCCCAGGAAGGCGGCCGGGAAAATGGCGGATAAAATGTTTTTCTGGCGGCCGCGCCTGGAAAACGGCGGCGCCGAAAAAATGATGCAGTCATTGGATTTTGCGCACCAGCAGCTGTATTTGCCTTTTGTGACAGCCTGGGGCCTGAACCTGCTGCGGCGTGACAATATCATTGAATTTGGCTGCGGCCCGTGCGGCCTGGCGCCCTGGTTTCAGCGGGCAGCTGAACGCGTTGCGGTTGAACCGCTGGCTGATGACATGATTTCCCTGGGCATTGATTATGCGGCCCTGGGCTTCAATTCCGTTTATCACCAAACGGCCCAGGATTTTGCCAGGGAACATGAACACGCGCGGGCCTGGTTTGACCTGGCAATTGCATGCAACGTCATTGACCATGACCCGCAGCCGCAGCAGGTGTTTGAAGCCATTGCGGGTTTTGCCAATACGCTGTTTGTTTGTTATGACCTGCGATTCAAGGCAACACCTGAACACCCAGGCATTACTGTTGCCGGGCTGACGCTGCCTGAACCATGGGAATGCAGCCAGCGTGACGAAATCAGCCTGGCCCGCTGGCCTGGCATGCTGAAGGAATGCAAAGCGCGCCGTTGTGAACTGTGGGTGAAAAGATGATATACAGCCTGGTTGCAAAAACAGTTGAACAGGGTGGCTGGTCAGGTGCATGCCGGGGTGACTTCATGCTGCGCCGGTTGGTGCCCGGCCTGCGCAGCGTGACAGCGCCGCCAAAGGTTTCACCGGGTGACCTGGTTATTGTTGACAATCACCTGGCAACCAAAGTGCCGGAAAACGTGCCGGTGATAGTAGTGCATAGGGGCTGCGCGTCGGCGCATTACGGCCGGGTGCCGACCTGGCGCCATGCCGGAACAACCCATATGTGCGAAATGCAGCAGTTCATGTTTCATCAGCCCAACCGGTTTTATGTGGCACCCAGCCGCTGGGTTGCTGACACGTTCAGGGATATTTACAAGCTGGGCCAGGAATATCAGCCCGTTATCATTCCGCATTGGGTTGAACACATACCCAGGGGCACCAGGCCGGGAACTGCTGACGGGCGGCCCATTGTCATTGGTGACTGGCGTGACGATAACAAAGGCGCCAGGATATGGCGGGCGGTTGCAAACCGATGCCCTGATATGAAGTTTGAACCGCTGCATTTCAAGGATGACGCCGGGCGCCGGGAACAGTACGGCCGCGCGTCATTGTTCCTTTGCTTGTCAGCCAGCGAGGGCGGCAGCTGGGCGGTTGCCGACGCTGAAGCAGCTGAACTGCCCATTGTGACAACCAACACCGGCAATTATCTTGAATTTGTAGACTCGCACGTCATTCCATGGCAGACCGCAATGGATGACCCTGAAGGCGTTGCCAGGGCCGTGCGTGAAAAGCTGCGCGCCGGGCGCCGGATGAAATCTTTTTATGACCATTATGGTTTTGCGGATTGCCAGCGGAAATGGAAGGAAGCCATTGAAGCTGCACAGCAGAAAAGGCCAGCGGTGAAAAAATGAAATATATCACAATCGGCCTGGCCAGCGGCCTGGGCAACACAATCCTGATGCTGCCAGCAATAAAAGGCGTGAAAGAATTGGGTTTTCCGGTGCAGCTGTACCTTGAACCTGATTTCAAAATGACTGACTTGTGGCGGCGGTGCAGATATGCTGACAGCGTTGTTGAAGGCCCGGCGCCGGTACCGGGCAGCAGGCTGGTTTGCGGCCAATGGCGCCCGGCAAGCTGGAACCAACTGCAGAACATTACCAGGTTTCAAACCCATTACCCGTACACAATCAGTGAATTTGCCAGCAATTTCAGGATTGCGCTGCAGCTGGGGCACGTCGGGCCTATTCCTGACACTGATGACTGGTGCAGCGGTATTTCTTACGGCAGCAGGTATGATGTTGGAATAGTACCGGGCTGCAAAGGCGGTGAATGGCTGCGGAAACGCTGGAAGCATATGCGCCAGGTTGCTGAAACCCTGGGCCGCATTGGGTACCGCGTTGCCGTTTTCGGATTGGAACAGGACGGCTGCGCGGAAATACCGGGCAGCTGGGTGCGGGCCAGCCTGGCAGAATTGCCTGACGCCCTGGCGCAATGCCGTTGCGTGCTGGGCACCGATTCTGGTATCACGCACCTGGCTGCCAGCCTGGGCATTCCATGCGTTTGGATTTATACCGCAACCAGCACGGTGAAAGGTTGCCCGCTGGGCCATAATAACGTCATACTTTGCCGCAGGCTGCCCTGTGGGCCTTGCCAGTCAACAATGACCTGGTACGATTGCCATGACTGGAAATGCCAGGACATTGAACCGCTGGAAGCAATCAGCGCCGTGCGCAAAATATTGGAGGGGTGAAGCCATGCAGGGAAACTGGAAAATTTATACTGCACCAGCTGTTGAACCGGTAACACTGCAGCAGGCGAAACTGCACTTGGAACTTGATGCCGGAACGCTGGAAAGCAATTTGACAACAACCCAAACAATCGGGCCTGACAGCCATGCAATTGCTGCGGCCTATTCCCTGGAAGGCGCGGCCGTTGACGTATCGGCGGCCGGTGAAGTTGTTGCGGAATTATCGGCGGGCACCTGCGGCAGCGGCGGCACTGTTGACGCAAAGCTGCAGGACAGTGAAGATGGAAGTGATTGGGATGACGTGACAGACGGTGATTTTACCCAGGTGACTGAAGCCAATGACAACGCCAATTTCAAAGTTGCATATGAAGGCAACCGGCAGTATGTGCGGGTTGTTGCAACCGTTGTGGGCGCCGCGTGCGTTTTCGGCGTGAACATTGTCATGCACTCGCCCGTCAATGATGAAGATGCCAGCATTACCAGGTACATTAAAACGGCCCGCAAGTGGGTTGAAAATTACAGCCGGGTTGCGCTGATTTCTCAAGTTTGGGATTTGCACCTTGACTGTTTCCCGAAGGGCAGGGTGATTGAACTGCCCAGGCCGCCGCTGGTGACGGTTGACCAGGTGTATTATAAAGACACCAACAACACGCTGACGCTGCTGGCAAGCTCGTACTATGTTGTTGATACTATGGCTGAACCTGGCCGCCTGCAGCTGACGCACGGGGAAAGCTGGCCGAACACATACCCTGATATCAAGGCTGTGCAGATCAGGTTCACGGCCGGGTACGGCGCCGCAGCCAGCAGCGTGCCTGAATTTTATATTGATGCGATCCTGCGGAAAATCACAGACCTTTTCAACAACCGGGGTGACAACAACACAACGCCTGAAGCCCTGGAATCAATACGTGATTTGCTTGACCCTGAGAGGATTATTTATTTATGATACCGCCCAAAATCAGTGAACTGCGGGAACGCGTCAAACTGGTGACGATAAAAACGCCGGTTTCAGTTAATGGTATTGGAACGGTTGACGCGGTATTCAGGACAAACCTGCCAGCCAAGTTTGAACCGCTGGGCGGCAATCAGCTGGAAGCCAGCCAGGAAGCCCAGGAATTTGCACAGGATTACAACGTTTGGATAAGATATATAAAAGGCGTCACGCCATTCATGCAGGTGATTTGGCTGACGAAAAACAACCGCCAGCTGACATTCACGGCGCCGCCTGAAGAAATGGAAAACAAACGCTGGCTGTTACTGCATTGCCAAGATATTATAGGGAAGAAATTTTAAGATTTTGGCCATTGGCCAAATGGGGGGGCTGCCAGGCTCTGCAGGCCCTGTGGTGATCCCGACACCCGGCAGCCCCTTACAAAAACAGGGAAACGCACTTGACGGGGAAATGCGGAAAAGAAAGGAAGGCGTACAATGGCCGCAACCCAAGGCAGCACTGGATTTGGTACCTTAATCAAAATCGGCAATGCCGCAAGCCCTGAAGTTTTCACGGCAATTGCGGAATGCAAGGATATCAACGGGCCGAACATGTCACAGGAATTTGCTGAATTTACACACCAGCAAAGCCCGTCAGGTTTCCGTGAATACAAGCCCACTTTCAAAAACTCCGGTGACGTGACGTTCAAGTGCAATTTCCTGCCCGACAATACAACACAGGGTTTCAGCACTGCGGGATTGCTGAAGGATTTTGCAGACCAAACCCTGCGCAATTTTCAGTTGCTGTTTCCCGATACGGGCAGCACACTGGCGTCATTCAACGCATACGTTGCCAATATCGGCCCAACGGCGCCGATGGCCAACGCGCTTGAACTGAATGTCACGCTGCGCATTACGGGGGCAGTGACCTGGAGTTAAACCGATGACTGAAAAGGTATTGAAACGTGATGATTTGCTGAACGGCAAACCGCAGCTGCTGAAGGTTGAACTGCCATTGTACAACGGCATGGTTTTCGTCAGGCCGCTGACGATGGAAGAACAGACAACCCTGGCCGACCTGGGTGAAAAGTACAAGGATTCAACAGCCCTGAACCGGATTAACAAAATAACGTTGCCGGTAATTTCATGGGTGTTGGTCAATTCGGACGGCACGCCCTGGTTTGAAAAAGACGAATATGAAGACGCGGCCAAATCCCTGGGCAAACTGCCTGCTAGCGTTGTGCTGGGCCTGCAGGATAAAATCATTGAGTTTTCAGGGCTGACTGAAGAGTCACGCAACGCCCTGGCAAAAAACTTGATGAGCCAGGGGCCTTTGCCCGATTCTTTATAGCGTATAAGCTGGGGCAATGGGACGTTGATGCGCTGGCGCGCGTGATGCCATACCGCATGTTTGTTCAATGGGTTGAGTTTTTCAACAAGTTGGATGGCAAGCGGAAACAGCCGGGCCGCCAGCAGTCAACACCCAGCAGCGGGCCTGACTGGCGCAGCCAATTGGCATATTTCAAAGCCTTTTCAATCCAACACAATGCGAGCCTGAAAAATGCAAAATCAGGGAAGGGTTGAAGGGGTTGAAGAGTTTGAACGCACGTTGCTTGAATTTGGACGTGCGATTGAATTTGACGCGGTGCGTGAAGCAGAGGACGCAGCCGCAGCGGCCGTTGTACGCGTTATTGAGGCCAACGCACCCAGGGACAAAGGTGACCTGGCCAAAGCCATTGACATTGTTGAAAGCACTGACCGGCGCGCCTTGACGAAAGGCGCCCGGCGCAGGCTGCTGGTTGGCCCGAATAAGAAAATGGGCTTTTATGGTTTCTGGCTTGACACTGGCTGGAAACACCCAACCGGGCCGCGTGAAAAGAAACAGACCAGGCGCGGCCGCCAATACACAACAGGACGCCGGGCAAGGCAAAACGGCCGGGCGCATTCCCAACAAGGCGTTTCAGGATTTGTTCAGGTGCGGCCCAGGTATTGGTTTACGAAATTGGCGCCGCAAATGCAGAGTGCCGCGCGCAATGCTGGAATGCGGGTGCTGCGGAACTATGCAAGCCGGTTGACAAAATAAGGCGGTGACAAATGGCAATTTCAAGGCTGTTTTTTGAAATCGGCGGTGACGCAAAGGCGCTGAATGAAAGCCTGAAAGAAGCAATCGCAAACGCCAAGCAAACCGGCGTTGAAGTGACCCGCGCCGGGCGGGCAATCATTTCACGTTTTGATGAAGCCCTGAACCCTACCAAAAACCTGACCGAACAAATACACCTGCTGGAAAAGGCAGGCAAATCCAGTGCCGATATTCAAAAGGTATTGGGTGACCAGATTTATGAAGCCACGAAAAAAGCCAAGGCAATGGGCCAGCCCATTGACGATTTAATCAAAAAGTACATCACACTTGACAGGCGCCTGCGGGACGTTGGTGACCAAATGCAGCGGTTTGGCGCCGGTGCAACAAAATACCTGACGGCGCCCATTGTTGCCATGGGTGCAGCTGCGCTGAAATCGGCCGACGATTTTGACAAAGGCATTGCCAAAATCAGAATTAGTACCGGTGCAACCGGTGACAGGCTGAAGGCCCTGACGGCCGACCTGACGCAAACCTGGGGCACCATACCGCAGGGCGCGGAACAAATCGGCCAGGCCATTGCCGATATCAATACCAGGCTGGGCCTGACAGGCCGCCCGCTGCAGGAAATGGCAACCCAGGTGCTGAACCTGTCACGCATAACAGGCAGTGACCTGACGCAAACCATTGCCGCAACAACCAGGCTGTTTGGTGACTGGTCAATTGCAACTGAAAACCAGGCTGAAACACTTGACTATATGTTCAGGGTTTCCCAAACAACCGGCATTCAAATGCAGAAGTTGCTTGAAGTCACGGTGCAGTACGGTGCGCCAATGCGCGCCCTGGGCTTCAATTTGGAACAGGCTGCGGTTGCCATGGGCAAATGGGAAAAGGAAGGCGTCAACATGGAAACCGTGCTGTCAGGGTTGCGGTACGGTTTGGGCCAGTTTGCCAAGGCAGGTGTTGACCCGGTTGAAGCCCTGGCCAATATTCAGGCGGCAATCAAGGGCGCCAAAACGGAAGCTGAAGCAACCAGCATTTCATTAAAGGCATTCGGCCAGCGCGCGGCCGTTGACCTGGGCAAAGCCATTCAGGAAGGCCGTTTTGATTTAATCGAGTACATAAAGACCGCGCGCGAAAGTAAAGACACGATAAACGCCGCCGCAGCTGAAGCCAAAACATTTGGTGAACGCATGCAGGAATTGCAGCAGCGCACTGAAAAGGCCCTGGTGCCGGTTGGTGAAAAGCTGATTGAAGCCTTTGAAGATTTGCAGCCAACCATTATTTCAGCCATTGAAACGGTTGCGGATATCACCAAAGCATTTGCCGACCTGGAACCATGGGAACAGAAAACAATCATTGGTTTCACCGGGCTGCTGGCTGCAATCGGCCCGGCGTCATACGCATTTGGAACGTTGGCCAAGGGCACGGCAGCCATGTTGCCGCACCTGCAGACCATGGTGACCAGGCTGGGCGGAACGCAGGCGGTGCTGGGCGGCGTCGGCAAGGCGGCCGGGGTTGCCGGTGCCGCGTTTGCTGGCTGGGAAATCGGCCGCTGGATTGCGGAATTATTCGACCTTGACAACAAGCTGGGTGACGTTTGGACGAAATTAGGATTATTTCAGGGCCGGGTAAAGGAAGCTGACGCGGCACTTGAAAAAGCGGCCGGGCGCACCTATGCGGCATTGGTCAAAAACTACGGTGAAGAAATCCAGAAAATGGGCCTGGACATTGAACGCGGCAGCAAATCCCTGGTTGAATGGAATGACGCGCTGAACCAGGCAGGCATAAAACTGCGCCAGGCTATTGTTGGCACCCAGGAACACACACAAAAGGTGAAGGAAAACACCGACGCGGTGAACACCGCAGGCGGCAGCCTGGGCGCACTTGATGAAGAGTTGACCAGGCTGCAGGAAAGTCTATACAAGGCGGCCAGGCCCGCTGATGCGCTGGCAACGGAAATGAAACGCCTGCACGATGCCAACGCACCATTGGATGAAATCATGGCGGCGTATGGCGTCAGGCTGGTTGAAGCTGTTGAACAGCAGGAAAAAATGGGCCTGGCCGTCAGCGGCACAGTCAAGCAATTTTATCAACAGGCCCTGGTGCTGAAAACACAGCTGGATTTTTTCAAAGCAGAACAGGAAGCCCTGAAGCTGATTGAAGAGTCACAGAAAAAAATGTCTGAGGATGCAGCCAAGCGCATTGAAAAGGCGAAGGCCGACGCGGAAGCGGCCGCCGATATCACCAAAAAGGTTGAAGATATCGCAATCAAAGGCAAGCGTGAAGAAATGGAACTGCAGAAACGTTTGCTTGAATTGACCATACCGCGCACTGAAGCTGAACGGGTGCGGATTGAACAGGAAAAGAACGCCTTAGAATTTGCAATCAAGGCTGATGAAATCCGCGTTAAGTTTGCGCAGCAGCGGGCCGCCATTGTTGAAGCAATCAACAAAATGGATTTCAGCAGTGAAGCATACAAGGAAGCTGTTGCGGCCCTGGACATGCTGAACGTTGAAGAGAAAAAAGCCCTGGAACGCCTGCGGGAAACCAACACCGCTGAAGTGATTGCACAACAGAATCAACAGGTGCAGTCAATGTATGACAAGCTGAAGGAAGGCGCCGGTGACCTGTTTGACGCCATTGTGTCAAGGGGCAAAGGTTCATTCACCAGCCTTTCAGATTGGATTGAAGGCGTTTTCCTTTCCAATATGAAAACCGTTTTCCAAAACTTTATGGCTGGCATGCAGTCAGGCCAGGGTTTCAACCTGGGCAGCATATTCAGCGGCACGGCAATCGGCGGCCTTTTCGGCGGCCAGCAAACGCCGCAGGCTGGCAGCTGGGGCAACCTGGGCGCCGGTGAAGGCGGTGAAGGCGGCGGCGGTATGACGGGCGGCCTGGGCAACCTGGGCAGCATGGATTGGAGCAAATTTTTTGCCAGCGGCCAGGAAGGCGGTTTTTATAATCCGCAGGGCATGTTTGGTGAAGGCGGCGGCGGCCCTGGCAACATGATGGGCGCCATGGGCGGTGCTACTTTATTCATGCAGGGCATTAGGGAAAAAGGTGCTGCGGGCTGGGGCAAAACAATTGGCGGCGGCGCCCTGACAGGGTTGTCAATCGGCGGCCCGATAGGTGCGGGAATTGGCGCCCTGGCCGGGCTGGGTGTACGCCTGGGAATGCTGGCAAGGGGCAAAAATGCCTGGGAAGCCGGGCAGATGGAAGTCACGCGCGATTATGGCGGCGTGAACGCTGACCAGGCCATGTATCAGCAGTATTTGGAAAACTTTGGATGGCAGGAAGAAAAACTTTACCCGCTGCGCAAAAACGTTTCAAGCAGCCCGCGTTTCCTGGCTGAATTTGTTTACCCGCTGGCCCAGGAACAGGGCAAGGTTGATGAATTTCTGAAATCACTGGAAAAGGTTGAAACCAGCTGGGGCAATTTCAATTTCAGGGACGCCTTTGAACAGGGGCTGGTGCTGGATGATTGGGACGAACTGAACAAACTGTGGACTGAAACGTCCAAGCTGGGTACAACCAACAATGAAGAAATACAAAAATTGTTTGATTCAATGCGCATGGGTGACGATGCAGTCAGTTCATTGGTTGAATCATTCAAGGGAATGCGCCAGGCCCTAATGGACAGCCTTGACACAACCAGTGATATGGTTGACCAGTTCATGAATGCCGGGGTGATTACCCAGGAATTGCGTGACACTGTTGACAGGCTGGGCGGTGATATTACAAAGTTTGAAGCCCTGGTTGATGCAAGCGGCATACAGGAATATTTTGACCAGCTGGCTGAAACGTTCAGGCAAACGCATGTCATTATGCCTGACCTGGTGCGCCTGATTGAACAGTACGGCGGAACCCTGCAGGGCATTGACACGTCACGCCTTGACGCGCTGACTGAAAACCTGGGCACGATCGGCAACCTTTCAAGCGGCCTGGCCAGCCTGCAGCAGCGGTTTGACCCGATTAATAAATTGCTGCAGGGTGAATTTGATGCCAGCGTGCAGGCGGCATTGTCGGCGGCCGGTTTGGATGCAGAACGTTTTGCAAATGTTGCCGGGCTGATTAATACCCAAAACAATTGGTCAAGCATTACCCAGGGCGCCCTGTCAGGCGGCGCTGTTTCACCGGAATTGCTTGACATGCTTTCAAGGTATGGCGGTGAATCGGGTGCCCTGGCTGTTGCCCGGTACAATGAGGGTTTCAACACTATCACGGCGGATTTGCTGGAAAGCACAAAGGCAGCCATGGACACCGCATTGAATGCGGAACTGACCAGCGCCATGGATTACCTTGCGGAAGTGGGCCAGCAGACCAACAATGAAATAAATGAACTGACCGACATGGTTGAACAGCAGCTGCAGGTTGTTGGTGACAATATCAGCCAGGCTGTAATGGATGCAACTGAAGAAATTGTTGAAGTGCTGGGTGACCTGGCCCTGGCCGCATACCGCAATGACGGAACTGAACCGACAATCAATGAAACAGCCCAGCCTGCTGGAACCTTTGCCGCAAACGCTGGCAGCCCGCTGGAACAGGCGGCAGCGGCGGCGGGTATCAGTATCAATATTGAATCGGTTTATGGGAACAGTGACCTGCAGAACGTGATTTTAGAGGCATTGCAATCCCTGGTTGAACGCGGTGCATTACAGGTGCCGGTATGATAAAAGCAGATTATGTTTATTTGATTGACTGGAACAATGACGGCGGATTTGACCATGCGTACAGTGACGTTTCAGCTGACGTTCTGAAAAGTGATTTCAGCAGGGGCGCCCAGGGCGGCAGGCCCGGCGTTGCGGCGGCCGGGCAGCTGAACGTAATGCTGGACAACAGCGCGGGCAAGTATTCACCGGAAAACACCAGCAGCCCGCTGACGGGCCTGGTGCTGCCCAACCGGCGCATTCAATTTAAAATGACGTACAGCGGCACCGGGTATTTGTTCAGCGGGTACCTGAATGACATTGTGCCCGATTCGTCAAAGCACAAAAATATAAACACAGCCCAGCTGACGGCATACGGTATTCTTGCCAGGTACACCAATGACACCGCCAACCTGGCCCTGCAGGAAAACATTCAAACCGGTGACGCAATTGCGGCCGTGCTGGCGGCGGCCGGGATTTCATCGGATGACTATGACCTTGACGGCGGCCAAAGCACGTTATCAAAATTCTGGCTGAAACCGGGCAGCAAAATCATGCAGGCGCTGCGCAGCCTGGAAGCTGCGGAAATCGGGCACCTGGGAGAAAACCCGCAGGGCCAGCTGATATTTTTTGACAGGGCACACCTGTACACCCAAACCCGCAGCAATACCGTGCAGTCAACCTATGGCACCGGCACGCTGAATATTTGGCGCCTGAAAAGATTGAGCAGCCGCGCCGGGATTTATAACCATGCCCAGGCCGACGTGCGCACGTTCAACAAATCTGAAGAAAGCGTGTTGTTGGCAACCGTCACCGACGTTGCAAACGGCAAAGGCGGCACGCCGATTCTGATACCGGCCGACAGCAGCAAAACAATCAATATTGATTACCCGACAGCAGGAAGCCCGAACCAGTACATTGGCGTGAATGAGTGGGGCATTGTCGATTATGAAGCCAACACTGCAGCTGACGGCAGCGGCACTGACCTGACTGACGATGTTTCTGCAGTTAAAACTTCTTACGGCAACCGCCAGCAGATAGTGTTCACCAATGCAAATGTCACATATGACGTTTACCTGGTGAAGCTGGCAGCCTGGGGAAAGGCCCAGGTTGAAGGTGACCCGATTGGCTTGGAAAGTGATGACAGCGGCACCGGCAGCAGCATTGAAAAGTATGGCCGCAAAACCTGGCCTTTCAGTTTGGATTGGGAAACCAACCAGGTTGACTGCCAGGCAAAACTTGATTATTTGGTTTCTGAATTTAAAGACCCTAAAAACCGCATTCAATTTGATGTTGAAGGAAACTATGACGCAACGCACCTGGCGGAAGTGAAGGAACGCCGGGAAGGTGACCGCATACGGGTTGTTGCCAGCCTGGCTGATTTCGGCCTGAACATCGACGCTGAATTTATTGTTGACGCGGTGCGGCACGTCATTGATGAAGGCAGAAAACACGTCATGACGTTATGGTGTACGGCCGCGCCTGTGACGGCCCTGGCGCCTGACGGTGAAGAAACAACGCCGAATGAAATACCTGAACAGGACGTGGTGCCCGTCAACGTTCCTGACCAGCTGACAACCAGGGCGCTGGCCCTGGAAAGTACGCTGTTGATAATGGCCCAGGCTAAAAAATGGAATGCCGGAATTACTGAAGCAGAAATAAGACTGCAGCGCATTCAATCAACGGCGCCGGTTGTTTCCATCGACATGCGCACGCCGGGTGAAGGCGGAACATTTGAACACAACGGCACTGACCAGTTTATTGTTGAAGGGCTTTTTGCTGACTGGCAGGGTTTCAGATATGAATTTGAATATGGTGCATATACCGGGGAATGGTACTGGTCAATGCGTTTCAAAAATGCAGATGGCTGGTCAAACTGGACTGACGGCAATGACACGCCGCAATACGTCACGCACCATGTCAACACGGCCGGTGACGCCCTGTATGATGTTGGGCCGCCTTCCGATTGGTCAGTAAAGATAAAACCAGGCGTGCAGGCAGGCACGGCCGTTGTTGTTGCGTCACGCCCGGCCGTGAACAGCAACCGCATTTGGCAGGTTGATTTTCAGATCAGGGACACCAGCGCGGGCGCCGGTTCACCTGTCACCGGTTTCTGGCGTGATATCGACGCCGACGCGGGCGCGGCCGACACACTTTATGACGGCAGTGCAATTGACCATACATACAACCCGGCAACGGGTGAACTGCGGAAGGCGTCAGGCAATTACGGCAGCGGTGCAACCAACGGCGGCCTTTTAATCATCGACGTGCGCCAGGGGCAGTTTGATGTAAACCGCACCATTTGGCAGCGGGTATCAGCTGAACAGTTTGACGGTGAAAAAATAACAGGCATTCAACCGTTCAATACAAACTTTGCATTGGACGTGAATGACGAATACACCCAGCTGCGCGTGAAGATTGTGCGGCCGCCATGGATTTGGAACGCAACAAGCCCGGCCGCAAATGATGACGGGTTTCAGGACACGGCCGGGTATCAGTCACAAGTATATTGGGACAATCCGACGTTTGGTGACTTGAACACTGAAACGTTTTACAGCAACCCGTTTATAATACCGTCAGGGCTGACAATCACCGACCTGGAAGCCAGGGCATTTTTCACAAACACGTTCTGCACAACCGACGATGACACAACCAGTGATCCTGCGGAAACTGTCAAAACCCAGGAAGATACCAAAATTATTGTTGGGCCGATACTGATTGACGGCAATGGCAGCCAGCCTGGCGCCGGGTATCATGGCGCATTTCCTGTGCCTGAAGATTGCTATTTGGAAAGCGTGACTATGGTTGCCGACGCCAGCGGCGGTTTTGAAATCGACCTGCGCAAATGCAGTTTTGCAGATTGGCCGCCTGACAGCGGTGATTCAATCACGGGCGCAAATCCGCCTGAACTGGACAGTGCGCAGAAATACCAGGACAGCAGCCTTTCAGGTTGGACGCGTGCAGCTGATGCCGGTGACATTATCAGCCTTTATGTGCAGGCGGGGGCAACAACCGTCACCAAAGTTTGGGTGACTTTGATATTTAGACGCACAACCCTGGCCGGAACTGATGAAGCTGAAACGGGCCTGGTGATTGCAACGCCCTGGGCCTATTGGCCAATGGATGAAGTCAGCGCATTTACCGTGCCAACTGCGCCGTCATTGTACTGGTACGGCACCGGTTCAGGAAACGCAGCCCGCAGGTTGTATGCCAAGGCAACGTTTCAGCTGACGGCCGATGACGAAAGCCTCGCAAACGGTGACGCATTCGGCCCGATTTATATTCCTTATGACAGCTACCTGCGCGGATTTTGGAAAGAATACCTGCACGCGCTGACCTATTCAACGCAGTACGGCGGCAGCGGCGGTGACGCGTTCACCGACATTGAAGGCGCCAGCCTGGAATATACCCGCGTGAAAGGTTTTAAAGTTTGGCACGGTGACTATATCGACGCAATACAAGTTTGCTGGGAAAAGGATGACGAATCGACCGAATACGGGACAAAGCACGGCGGCAGCGGCGGCAGCATGGATGAACTGACCCTGGCGGCCGATGAATACATTACAAGTTTTCAAATCGGCATTAAAAAGTTTTACGGTTTCATTCCTTATGTACTTGACCGCCTGGACATTGTGACCAACAAGGCAACCTATTCATACGGTGACGGTGACGGGGTTGACTATACAATCACGGTGCCAGCGGCCGGTGCCGGGTACGCATATGAAGTTGCGGGCACGTCAGGCAGATCAGGTGAATTTGTTGACAAGCTGGGTTTCATTTTCAGAAAAAGGTATTATGACACCAGCCAGCTGGTGCCTGAAGGCGCAATAGGTTGGAACCTTTACATTGGAACGTCGGCGGGCAGCCTTAGCAAAGTCAACAGCGGGTACCTGGCCCTGAGTGCCGCATACGAGGAAAGCTGATAATGTCATACGGTTCAACCAAAATAATCACAATCGACGGTTCAAAGGTTTCCGACGCCGACAGCGCCGACCTGACCAATTTTCCTTTTCTGTTCAAGGGAACCTTTGATTATTTGGCAACCGTTGCAAACGGCGGATTTGTCGAAAATGCAAACGGGTATGACATTATATTCACCAGTGACCAGGCGGGAACAAATCAGCTTGACCATGAAATTGAATATTACAACCCGGCAACCGGTGAATGTATTTTTTGGGTGCGCATTCCAACGTTGGCCTATGATGACGATACAGTCATTTATTTGCAATATGGTAACAGTTCAATTTCAACGTCACAGGAAAACGTCACGGGCACCTGGGAATCAAACTACAAGGCAGTTTATCACTGCAAGGAAATTGACGGCAGCAATTTGCTGCAGGATTCAACCAGCAACAACAATGACCTGACATGCCAGTCAGGGGTTTCAGAACATTCACCGGGCAAAATCGGTGATGACGTTGAATTTGACGCAAGTGCTGACGGGTACGCAGAAAAGACAAGCCCGAACAATATACCCAGCGGCACCGGCCCGCTGACCCTGGAACTGATTTTCAAACCCGACAGCAGCGCGGTGAAGGTGTTGTTTGGCTGCGGTGAAAATACGACAGCTGAAGTTGGTGACCGCATCGGCATAACAATCCTTTCAACAACCGGCATGTCAATCGGGTTTCTTAATATCGCCAGGTATTTTAATTGGACGTACAGCACTGACTATCATCACATTATGGTTGCCGTGCCCAACGGCGGTGATATCACCAACTGCACAATCGTCATTGACGGGGTTGAAGTTTCGCACACAGGCGATTCAGGCAACATGGACATTGACGCGGTTTATATACGCCTTTCAGGAATTGTTGGATATTACCCAGCAACGTACAATTTTGACGGCGCCTGTGATGAGGCCCGCATTGCAACGGTTGAACGCGGCGCCAGCTGGGGAATCACCTGCTACAATAATTATTTCAGCCCAAGCACTTTTTTTGCTGTGACCAGTGTGCCGCCGCCGACAGAAATAAGAGCAAACCGCAGTGATATCAGCGGCAACGCCAGGCACCTGGCTGATGTTGGTACCGTAGCAGTCAGCAACATTGCCGGGAAAATCGGAACAGCGGCGTATTTTGACGGCACCGGCAATCAGTCACTGCAGATCGGCAGCGCACCCGACCTGACCAGCAACGTTGATTTTGCAATTGCCATATGGTTTGAAATGTCACTGACGGGCGGCGCGCCCGGCACTGATATAAATTTTCATTTTGATATTGGTGACGCCAATGTTGAATTGGGTTTCAAGTCAGGGCAAACGGTTGGATACGCTTCTATTGATACGCCAAGCCTTTCATGCGCAACCGGAAATATAATTTCAGGCGGCGTGAAGCATTGTATAATCTTTTATTATGACGGGGCAAAGCTGGCAATCAGATTGGATGACACATTGGTTGACAGTGACAATGGTGTTTCAAACGGGATTGCGTCACCTGCCAGTGAAGTTGAAATGGGATTTGACGCGGCGGTTGCAATGACTTTTGCATTAGATGAGCCATTCATCAGTGTTGATTCTGGCATGCTGACAACTGACCAAATGGCAGGGTTTTGGAACAACGGGAATGGCGCGCGGCCGTCATTCTCTTAAATTAGAAAGGGGCCTGGACATGGGCGCAGGCGGTTGGCAGGTTGTTGCCGGGCTGGTTGCAATCGCAGGGTTGCTGTTCACAATCGGCGGGTTTATTTGGGGACATGGAAAAGGCGCCGGGAAAAATGCGCAACGCTGGGAACAAACAACCAAGGTGCTGCAGGCGTTTCAGGATGATTTTGAAGCCCTGCAGGATAGCCTGACGAATTGCCAAACCGCAAGTGCATCCAACCAGGCCAGCACAAAAGAGAAAATGGAAAACAACAAGGGTGACGTGAAGGCCCTGCAGGATGACGTTAAAAATTTGACGGGTGCCCTGCACAAGCATGAAGCCAGCCAGGACGTACACACCAACCAGGAATGGCGCACGTCAACAATTGCGCGCATGGAAATGGTTTTCCAGAACGTTGACAAAAGGCTTTCAAGTTTTGAATCAAACATGGGCGGCCGTATCGGCAGCCTGGAAAATAAAATAAATGGTTTCTTCAATTCGGGAAACAAAACGGGAAAGGAAAAACAAAGTGAAACCTGAATATATAATCATTCATCATTCACTGACAAAGGATACGGAAACAGTCAGCTGGGGTGCAATCCGCAAATATCACACCCAAACGCTGGGCTGGCGTGAAATCGGCTATCATTACGGCATAGAAAATGTCAACGGGTATTATGAAATACTTGTTGGCCGCCAGGCCGATGCAACCGGCGCGCACTGCAGCCAGGAAGGCATGAACCATAAAAGCCTAGGTGTTTGCCTGATTGGCAATTTTGATAATGCGGCGCCCAGCGCAGACCAGTTGGCCAGGCTGACTGCCCTGGTGAAATCTTTAATGTATATTCACAATATACCGGTATCAAAAATCATGCGTCATTCACAGCTGGCAACATATAAAACCTGCCCTGGCCTGAAGTTTCCCTGGCAGGATTTTATTGCCGGGCTTCAATGAAAGGGGCACCATGGAAAACTTTGGATTGTATTTAGCATATGGAATTGCGGCCGCAGCAATGCTGGCCCTGAAGCTGGTGAACTATTTGCGCAACAGTGAGAAGTACGGCAAAACGGCCGGGCAAAGTTTACGTGAATGGTTTTTTGAACGCAGCCTGGAAAACGCGGCCAGCTGGCTGGCAACGGGCCTTGTTGTTTGGGTGCTGGGATACATTTACATTGAACAGGCAATTGAACTGACCGGCGTGCTGGGCAAAACCATTGCTGCGGTGCCGGTATCAATACCAACGGCAGCCCTGGCCGGGTGCCTGAATGAAATCATTGCACCGGCCGTTTTCAAAAAGGTGCTGGGCCTGGTCAAATCAAAATTGGAGTGACACAACATGATTTGGTTAATTGGATTGGTTGCAAGGTTGCCCGGCGTCAATAAACTATCGGCGGGCGCACAAAAGGCCATTACATATGGCCTGATTGTTTTTCTGCTGCTGTTGGCTGGCCGCTGGGTATACAACGGGATATATGACAGGGGCCGCAGCGCCGGGCGCGTTGAAATGGCTGAAGAGCTGATAAAGCAGAAAAAGGATGAATGGCAGGCCAGGGAAACTGCCATTGCTGAAAAGGCGGCCGCCCAGGAACAGGAAATCAAAGCCAAGCGTGACCAGGTGAATGCGCAGCTGCAGGAAATTGCGCGGGCACGCGGTGAAACCAGGACGGCCCTGAACAAATTCATTGATTCACTGGACAAAGAAAAGGCAAAGCAATATGAAAATGTTTACAGCATTCCTGCTGTTGAACTTGATGCTGCCATTCGGGATTTGTCAAACCAACTCGCAACCGCTGAATGAAAAAGAAAAACGCCAGGTGCTGCTGCAGCTGATTGAACTGCAGACCCTGCGCCAGCAAGTCAAAATGTACAAGGAATTTTTTGACAGGCTGGAAAAGCAGAATGACAGCGCCATGAACGCGTGCGAGAATGCAATACAAACCGAAAAGGATATTGCGGAAATCAAGGTTCAAAGCCTGCAGGAACAAATCAAACTGTTGCAGGAACAGGTGAAAACGTACAAGGATATGTATGAAGCAGTGACCAAAAAGCGCGGCGGTTTCAAATGCGTTATCAAAAAAATATTCACGTTGGGCATTGCACGCTGCTGATACTGCTGGCCCTGTTCAGCCAGGCCCTGGGCGCTGATGTTTCACTGGAATGGAATGCCAGCGCCAGCGAAGGCGTCACCGGGTATAAAATTTATTATGGGCTTTTCACGCCGACAGATGAACTGCGGGCCATTTGCCAGGATGAAACCAAATACCTGCGCAATTATCAGTCAACGCAAACTGTTTCAAACCAGCTGACAACAACGGTGCGGAACCTGACGCCGGGCAAGCTGGCGTTTTTTGCCGCAACGGCATTCAATGACCAGGGCGCTGAAAGCGGGTACAGCAATGAAGTATGCACTGAACTGAACGGCGGCGCGCCCGCAACGCTGGAAATCAAAGGGCAATCTGTTTCAGTAAACTGGTATGGCGTTGTGTGCCTGGCAGTGACCAACATGAAAGCAACGGCAAATTTCCGGTGGCAGAAAATTCATGATGACGGCAGCGCAGGTGAATGGCACACTATCATTGCAAGCCCTGAACCTGGGCGCACTGAACACCGCGCGGTGATATCGGCCAGCCAGCTGGAAGGCGCCGGGTATTATCGTTATATGTGGATGGCTGAAGATGCTGACAGCAACACCAGCACCGGCAGCACGTTCAAGGTTGATGAAGATGTTTCTGATTGATTGGATTAAAAGCCTGCTGGGAATTGACCAGGGAACTGACAGCCTGGTTTTCAGCAGCGTTGTCATTGACGGCAGCATTGCCGTGAAAGGGGAATTGGAAGCCATGGCCATTTTGAATGATATACAGCAGATTGTTCTGGCGGTTGAAGGCCGCAGCAAGCGCGGCAAAGTCAGCCAGGTTTATGGCGTGCCGACCTGGGAAAGCAGCACGCCTGAAATACTGACGCTGGAACCTGCAGCTGACGGGCTGAGTTGCACGGTAAAGGCGGCCGGGGAATTGGGTGACGGGAATGTCAAGGTGACCGCCCAGGTGCGCGCCGGTGATCCTGCTGAAACCCGGTTTGTTGAAATCACAATACCCGTTGCTGCCAGCGAAACTGAAACCCTGACCATTGTTGAGGGGGCAATTTCAGTGCAGCCTGAGTTTCAGCCATGAAGAAAACGACGCACAAAAACCGGGAACGCACCCGCACCCGGCGCCGCAAGGAACGAAAGCGCGCCCGCAGCCGGGACGAATCGCGCCCGATTGCGGCCGCACAGGTTTCAGTACAGGAATCAAAATAATCCTTGCAACCCTGCAAAGTTTTGGTTTATAAATTGAGCCATGAACACTTTGCGGGTTGCAAGGAAAACGGCGGGTTTATCACAACAGCAGCTGGCCAAAATCAGCGGGGTTGATTTCACGCTGGTCAGCAGGTATGAACGCAACCAGGTGCCAAATCCAAGCTGGCGCCACGTTCACGCATTCGCCCAGGCCCTGGGCATTCCACCTGAAAAACTTTTTCCACAAAAAAGCAATAAAACTGTAAAGAAAACGGCAGCGGGTGCCGATACAGTTATTGCAGGGCAAAATAAAACAAAAGGGGAAACCGATGAAAAACACAACAACAACCCAAGACGCAAATCAAAACGGATTCATAACGCTGCACGAAACTGACACCTGCAGCCTGGAACGTGACCGCAAGGCCCGTGAAGCCAGGGAACGCGCCAGGGCAATCAGGGAATGTGCAGAACGTTGGCGCCGCCAGAAGTAAGCGGGCCAGGCCCGTGCTGGCTGCCTGAAATATCATGATATTTCATGACATGGCAGGCGGCCTGCAGGGGATTTGCCCCTATTGCGGCGGGCACCAGGGCCGCCCGGCCGCGCAAACAATTGGCCCTGGAAGGGGAAACTATGAAAAGAAAAAATTCTGATACGCCGATTGCAGACATGATGTACAACATTTTCAAGGCCGCCAGATCAGCTGAAACGCACGCTGAAAATGCCGGTGACATTCTGGCGATTGCTGATTGGACGAACATGAAGGAACGGCAGCAGCTGGTTGACATTCTGGAAGGTGCCGCCGATGAATTGACCCGCGCCCTGCAAACCTTGCTGGCTGCGCGTTCCTGGGTTGATATCATTTGCCAGGACGGAAATGCTGAATTGCCGGAAATGGAAAAATCAACAGCGCCGTACAAATCAGGCTGCAAAAATTATGGTGACGCCTGGGTGAATTGGGCATTATTCAAGGCGCCTGTTGACCCTGAAGCCCTGGAAAAATATCAGGAAATGCCAAGCTATGCCGGGCCGGGCCAGGTATATGCAAAACGCGCAAATGTCAGGACAGTTGGCCGCCGCGTTTTACTGACGCAGCAGTGTGGAATGGACATTTAAACGGAAGGCCCGCGTAAGCGGGCCATTCCCGAACAGGCCGCCCAGGCAACCGGGCGCCCTGCTGGGGAATGTGCCCCTAAACGCGGCGGGTGCCAGGGCTGCCCGGCCGCGTACCTTTCAGGCCCTGAACGGAGAATATTAAAATGAAAACTGGCAAAAACATTATGGAACTGGCGCAGAAACTGCAGGACATTCAGGACAACAAGCGTGATTTCATCGTACCGGTGAATGAACTGAAAATGGAAGTGCAGGCCCAGCCTACTGCTGAAGCCAAGCCCATTGACGAATTGGCCAAACCGGTGCTGACTTTCACCAACGGTGAAAAGGAAGCGTTTGAACTGAATGCCTGGTCAGGCAAACAGCTGGCCGGATATACCAACATTCCGACGCAGTACTATGAACGCATCGAACGTGAAAACCCTGCCCTGCTGGCCGACAATGTGAACCATGGCCTGCGGCGCCAGGCTGCTGCAGCAGCTGCGGAACACAAAACAGAACAGCGCATGGTGCGCGTGTACGGCAACAGCGTGCGCGCCCTGGTCAGTGACAGGTACCGGCGCCTTGACTGTTTCGACCTGTTTGAAACGGTTGCACCGATTCTGATTGACAATCAGTTTGAAGTGAAAACCAGCGAAGTCACCGACCGCCGCATGTACATTCAGGCGGTGACGGCCCGCGTGCAGGCTGACATAAAGGTTGGTGACACGGTGCAATATGGCCTGGTCATTTCAAGCAGCGACGTTGGCGCGGGCAGCGTGCGCGTTGAACCGTTGATATACCGCCTGGTTTGCACCAACGGCATGGTGACCAGCGCGGCAATGAAGCGTTTCCACCTGGGCGGCCGCCAGGGCAACGGTGATGACGTTCAGGAACTGTTGACTGATGAAACCCTGGCCCTGAATGACGCGGCGTTTTGGGCGCAGGTGCGTGACGTTGTGACGGGCAGCATGAAGCCCGAATATTTCACCAAACAGGTTGACCGCCTGCGGATTGCGGCCAATGAAAAGATTGAAAATTTTGACATACCCAGGGTTGTTGAACTGGCCAGCCGGACAGTTGGCGTGACCAATGAAAACGTCAAAAATTCAATCACCGCGTACCTGGCAAACGGTGCTGACGGCGCCGGGCTGACCCGCTGGGGCCTGGCTAACGCCTTCACGGCAGCAGCCAACATGGATGAAATCACCTATGATGACGCAATCGACCTGGAACGGGCCGGTGCGGCAATCATCGACCTGAAGGCCGGGCAGTGGAAACACATAGCAGCCAAGCCCGAATAAATCAACGCGCGGCGGCCGGGGAAACCCGGCCGTTGCATTTCCTGGGGATTGTCATGAATGCCGATATAAAAGCAAAATTGATTCACGGCGCCAAAATGGCAGGCGTCGGCATTTTCATTTTGGTTGCCTGGGGTTTTGTTGTTTACCCGTTGATAAAATGGCTGTTCAAACTGCTGAAAGGAATGATGTAATGAAATGCCCTATATGCGGCCGCAATTTCACGCATGGCGTTCATGCCATGCAGGAAGTGCCCAGGCCAAAAAATTCATTGTTCTATTCAGCGCCGACGTTCAAGGCTGAAGATATTTGCACTCATTGTTTTAATTTTTATGATGCACGGGGCCTGGCGCCCTGGGCCTGGACAATGGACATGGTTGACCTGGCCAGGCTGCAGAACATTGCATGATATATACAGGGGCGCGGGTGCGATAGGGTACCAACTCCCTGGTTTTGCTGGCCCAAGGCTGGACGCGCCCAACATATTCAGTGCCGTGCCCGCTGAACGTTTCACGGCCGCTGGTACGAAACCAGCAAGCAAGCCCAGGCGGCCGGGCCTGGCAAACCCACTTTGCTGACTGCCTGGGCGGTTGTTGGAAGATCGGCCGCCCAGGCTTCAAAGGTGTTGAATGATAAACCGTATTGAAATGGACAGGGCAACGCATACGTACAGCCCGAACCTGCCCAGCGTCACGCAAATCCTGAAAGGCGCCGGGCTGATTGATGACAGGTTTTTCACTGAGGAAGCCAGGCAGCGCGGCACATACGTCCATGAAGCCTGTGAACTGCTGGACAAAGGCACGCTGGATTTTGCCAGCCTGGTGCCAGCCTGGGCCGGATACGTCAGCAGCTATGCGCTGTTGGTTGATGCCATGAAGGCGGCCGGGAAATGGCAGGGCAAAGTTTGGATTGAAGTGCCGATGCAGGACAGCTGCGGCGTGTATGCCGGGCAAAGTGACAGGATATTTGAAACCGGGCCGCCAAAGGCGGTTTGGGATTTGAAAACAGGCGCGCCAATGGTTTGGCACAAATGGCAGCTGGCCGCCTATGTGAACATGCTGCCTGAACCGCTGCAGTGGGAACGGTACGGCATTTATTTGCGGGCTGACGGTAAAATGGCCCGCGTCATTCCATACCCAAAGGCTGAATACTTTGCCGACCTGGCAACGTTCCAGTCAGCCCTGAATATTCACTATGCAAAAAATAACAATGGCATTTTTATCAAATAACAAAGGGGAAATATGGCCAAGGCTGAAATTGTGAAGGTTGAAAACTACCAGGACGCCCTGCAGCAAACAACAGATTTGAAAACCCAGGCGGAACAGCTGCAGATTGTCAACCAGGTGACATATGACCAGGCGGCGGAATGGCTGAAAGTCAGTGCGGCCCTGGTCAAAGCAATCAAACTGCACCATGCGGAACCAAAGGCCAAGGCCAAGGCAGCGCACCAGGCAATTTGTGACGCGGAAAAAAAGGCCCTGCGGCCGCATGAAATAATCCGCAGCGTGTTGGCGCCCAAAATTGCAGCCTGGGATAAACAGCAAAAAGAAATTGAAGAAAAACTGCGCCGGGAAAAGGAACGCCTTTTAAAAGAGCAGGAAGAAAACGCGCGCCTGCAGTTGGCCGACCATGCGCAGAAAATGGGCGCCAATGAAGAAACCGTTGACATGATACTTGAAACACCGCAGCCCGTGCCAGCGGTGCCCAAAATGCAGACATACCAGCGCAGCACCGGCGTCACCGTCATGCAGGCGCGGTATGTCGGCAAGATTACCGACAGCAGAAAATTGATGCAGGCCATTTTGGATGGCAAGGCGCCAACAACGTTTGTGAAATGGTCAGCTACTGAAATCAACAATTGGGCAATGGCAACCAAAGGCACGGCAAACCTGCCTGGCCTGGAAGCTGTGCCCGAACAAAACAACGTTCAAGTAAGGGGTTGAAAATATGGAACAGAAAAACGGCCCGTCAACGGGCCTGGTTGAATATGAAAACAAACTGCCTGCTGACCTGGTTATTACCAGGCCGCCCAGGCAGGTACTGGCTGAAGCTAAAATGGCAGCCGATGAATTGAAGCTGGTCATTGACGGCACCAGTGCGGTTGTTCAAATGGGTGCCAGTGAACACCTGAAGTGTGAAGCCTGGCAAACCCTGGGCCATTTTTATGGTGTTGCTGGGAAAATCGTTTCAACTGAATTTGTTGAATACGGCCCAATACAGGGTTTCAATGCCGTTGCCGTTTTGGTTGACGTGCGCACCGGCCGGGAGGTTTCACGGGCTGAAGCAATGTGCCTGAATGATGAAGAAAAATGGTCAACACGTCCCAAATATGAAAAGCACTATCGGTGCAAGGATGGCAGCACCTGCAAGGAAAACCCAGGAAGCCAGGCAATCAATTGGGTGCCCAACCCTTACAAGCCCGGCAAAAACATGCCTGAAATGGTGCGCGCGCTGGCGGGTGAAGAAAAGGTGCCGTTGTTTCAGTTGAAATCAATGGCGCAGACCAGGGCCATTTCAAAGGTTCACAACAACTATTTGCGCTGGGTTGTTGTGCTGGCCGGATACAACCCGGTGCCCGCTGAAGAGTTGGGTGACGATTTCACCGGGTTTGACGGGGATGAAATGCAGGAACAGGACGCGCCCAGGCCGCAACAGAAACAGCCGCAGCAGGGCAAAGCAACGCAGCAGAATTTCAACGGCAACCAGGGCACCGGAAAACGTCAGCGCCAGCAGAAAAGTGAACCGCCGCCCGGCAGCATTACCCAGGGCCAGGTTTCAAAACTATGGGCCGTTGGCCTTAATCCTATCGTGGGCGGGCGCGGCGCCCTGGTTGCTGGGCACATTACGCAGATTGTCCATGACATGGGATATGAAGAAATTGAACACATACCCATGGCCGATTTTGATAAAGTGCTGGAAGCCATTAAGGCGGGAAAGGCGCCGGTGAAATAAGGAATGTACCCAAAGCCAGCCCGCAAGGCGTGCCCGCGTTTCCATGGAACCGCAACGCAGCTGGGGCAGGGCAGGGGAACAGCCAGCCTGCTGGGCCTGCTGACGGGGCAGGCTGGCCCAAAACATTGGGGGTGAACAGTGCCTGATTTTGTTGGAAAGTTGATGCTGTTTTTCGTGAAGGCTGACCGCAGCTTGGTTGCAGTTGGTTGTGATGATTTCATGACTGAAAGCATTATGCGCAATGCCCAAAATATAATGGCATGGAAAGCTGAATATAGTGCAACGACGCCTGATTTCTTCACGATGCTGGTTGAAGCTGCTGCCCTGGGTGTACCGCTGAAAAACCTGCAGCACTATTTGAACCGCACCGGCGCCGATTGGTACAAGGCCGCCGTTTATATGATGATTCACCACGGGCATTTGCACCTAATAGACGGCCTTTGGTACGCCAACGCAATTGCTGAAAAGCCCATGGGTATCATCGGCGTGCATGAACACTGGTTGATGGCCATGGCCGACCTGTGCAAAAAGCTGCATTGGAAGCCTGTGAAGAAATTGCCGCCTGTTGACTGTTTCACCAGGCGCCTGCAGGAAAGGGGCATTGAAAATTTTGGATAATTTAATTGAAGCCCTGGACGCGGCCGCAGCTGACAAGGCGGCAATGAAACCGCTGGCACCGGCGCCAAACCTGCAAACGTTCAGGATTGTTGTGCCCGGCATTCCGCAACCGGGCGGCAGTAAAAAGGCTTTCATAGTGCCAGGCAATGAAGCAACGGGCACGCGGCAGCGCGCGGTTGTTACTGAGGATAACAAGAAATCAAAACCCTGGCGGCATGACGTTCAATGGATGGCCAAAATGGTCATGAAGTCAGGGCCGCTGCGCGGGCCGCTGGCGGTTGAATTTGTTTTCATACTGCCCAGGCCCAAGGGGCACCTGGGCGCCCATGGGCTGCGGCCCAGCGCGCCGCCATACCCTGACAAAATACCCGACGTGACGAAACTGACCCGCAGCACTGAGGACGCATTAAAGGGCATTGCCTGGTATGATGACAGCCAAATTGTTGACCAGCACGGCCGCAAGCTGTACGCGGAACCTGAAAGCAATCTGATTGGCGCCGTGATTACCGTGACCAGCCTGGCCAGCGTGCGGCCGGGTGACGCTGACTATGCAGGCGGCACGCCGCAACAAACAAAGCTGGCCTGCCCTGACTGCGGCGGCCCGCGTGAACCTGGAACCATACGCTGTGACAGCTGCCATGAAAAGTGGATGCAGGAAAATATGAAATGAAAACTCCAATATATTTGACTGATATCGGGTTGAATCCTGAAGTGTTCAAGGCAATCATTGCGGAACATAAAAGGCAGTTGGAAAAGTGGGGCCATGAAACCGCAACGCCGCATGAATGGCTGGGATATTTAACAGAAGAAATTGGTGAATTGGCCCAGGCGATAAATAAAATATATTCAGAGTTTGACAAGGTGAACGTTGAAAACATGGACATATACGGCGAAGCTGTACAGGTTGCAACATTGGCCTGCAAAATTGCTGTGATGCACGGCCCGAAAAAAGGAAAGGTGAAACCATGAATGCCGGAAAATATAAGCTGGTTTTGAAATATCGTACAATCAAACCGCAGGGTGAATGGCTGGTATGGGAACCAAACACTGCACTGACTGAATTGGAAGGCAAAGAAATGACTGCCTGCATTGTCAGCGAACGCACCGGGCAGCCTATTCCCGACGATGAACCGATTTTTATACTGCGCGGCCGTGACCAGGCCGCAAAGGCAACGCTGGAAACATACCTTGAACTTTGTGAGGATGCGCACACAAGCCTTGAACACCGGGAAGGCGTTGTTGATGCAATCAGGCGTTTCCTGAAATTTGACCAGGAAAATTATACCGCCATGAAAAAACCGGGTGAATGACAGCGGGAAATATATGCCAATTCGGATTGAAGGAAAGCCTGACGGCAGCGTTGAAGTCATGCGGATACATGAAGGCGTCACCAGTTTTCTGAACTATGACAGCCAGGCCCGCGCGCTGACGGTGATTGAGTATTTTTTAAAACTGGAAGTGCAGGCCGCGGTTGCTGGCCGGTACGTTCCGCAACTGGAAAAGGAAGCCCGCAAGGCTTTCAAAACTTTGGAGGAAAAAAGCCCATATGGCAACAAACAAGGATAAACCGAAAACCCAACGCGGAAAGCAGAACAGGCTGCCCGGCGTTCCTGGCGGCATTCCCGAATTAGAGGAAATCGGGTATGAATACGCCGCCATTCGTGACAAGCGCATTGAACTTAACAAACAGGAAGCTGAACTAAAAAAACGCGGCCTGATTGCAATGCACAAACACAACAAGGAACGGTATAAATTCGGCGCCCTGGAACTGTGGATTGAAGCGGGTGACGAAGAGTTCAAGGCCAAGGTGACCAACCCGAAGGCCAAGGATAAAGGCAACATGGACGGCAGTGACGCGGGTGAAGCCGGTGAAACGAAGGAATGACCCGCTGACCATTGCCGACCAGGTTGAAAGCCTGGGCATGACCATTTCAGACCTGGTGCATGCCCAGGCGCACCTAATGGTTGCATACAACCTGTTGAACAAACACCTGGGAAAGCAACCGCCGCCATTGCCGGGCCAGGCGGTTGATTTGAAATGCCAGTATTGCGGCGGAAAAGATGACGAACATTGACGCACTATTCTATAAAAGAAATCAGCGCCGGGCGCCGGAAACACTGGCTGAACTTGAAGCCTGGTTGCAGGCCCAGGGCTGGGCAATCAAAGGTATTCAACTATACTGTGAGAAATACAATAAAGATTTGACATTGGAACCGGCCGACCTGGCACCAGGCTCGCGCCGCCAGGAAGTATTTGACCATATGAATGCAAAGCTGGATTGCGCCGACAAACGCAATTTCAACTGAAGGGGTGAAGCATGGAAAAGAAAATTGAACAGGTGCTGCAGGAACTGCGGGAATGGCTTGAAACCAAAGGCTGGGAATTTGAATCATTGACGGTGCGCAAGCCTGGTGAAAAGGTTGACCTGGTTATTGCAGGCCAGCTGCTGCAGGCGCCTGAAGGAACAATTGAAAATTTTGTTGATAAGGTGAGTGCGCACTGGAATGAAACCAAAAACTTGACGCCTGACCAGCTGAAGCGTTGGACGCCCGGCAATCCAAACCTGAACTGAAAGGCAAGCCATGAACTTGACGCGGTTTTTAAATGCTGCAGAAATGAACGGCATGAAAATCAAGGCAATTGAATTGACCCTGGAAGGTGAAAACCTTGTCAGCACCATTTTGACGCCGGAACAAATTGAAATGGCTGATAACAAACGCCGGTTCATTAAAGGGCTGCAGGCCAAACTGGTTGCCGCAAAAAACGCTGGAAGGTAATAGCATGACACTTGAAGAAATCATACAGGTGCTGCATGAACTTGAATTTGAAGTGATTGCCCTGCAGGTGCGCATGAAACATGCAACTGTTGACCAGGTGCTGCATCTGGGCCTGCTGCGGGAAAGCAATGACCCAAGGGGTGAATTGGAAAAACTGAAGGCCCGGAACCTGCGCAAAGGTTTCAGCCCTGGTTTCAGGGTTGGAAGGGGCAGGCCGTCAACCAAATGAAAGGTACACCATGGGTGACGAAAACAGCAAACTGACAACCAATGACGTGCTGCGCTGGTTTAATCTTGACGGCAAGGTGCGGCCTGAAGATTTCAGCCAGGCGCTGCACCAAATGCGCACGGCCGGTGAAGCGTTCAAGGCCATGGGCAAAGCCCTGGGTGAACTGGCTGAAAAATTCAACAGCCTGCTGGCGGATATCAATGACGCCCTGGGGCCTGAAGCCCTGCAGGCAATGGAACAGGAAGCAGCTGAAGATGAAACACCGCTGCCCTGGTACCAGTGCTGTCAGTGCGAAACAACGCACCTGGGCATTTACTGCGGGCAATGTCACCATACCGCCGCGCCCGGCACCGGGTGCAAATGTCTGCGGGTGCCGCCGCCATTCGATTTTGCGGAAGGCGCCAGGGTGAAAATCGGCAGCGCGCTGGTTTCAGTGATCGGGCAGAACCTGGTTTGTTATCAGTGCGGCCTGCGGCAGCTGGTGACCAAACAGGGTTGTGAATCCTGCAGCGGGCACATATGGGTTGTTGACGAAAAGGAAAGGAAAAAAACAAATGGCATTTCCACAAACTGAAAATGACCTGGTTGCGGCCGGGTACCGTTTTGACAATCATGCCAGGTGCCGGGGCTGCGGCGCCGAAATTGAATGGTGGATAACGCCCAGGGGCAAGAAAATGCCCCTTGATCCTGGCACCATGGCGCCGCATTGGGGCACCTGCCCAAAGGCCAAAGATTTCAAGAAAGGCGGCCGGGCATGATATTTGGAACTGGCTGGCTGGAAAGAATTGCAGCTGAGTATGTCAACGGCATTCAACCTGCCAATATTTCAATCATGGGTGAACAACACCTGGTTGCGTCAAACGGCCGTTGCCTGGTTGGCCTGGCCGGGCTGCGGAATGATTACCCTGAATTTGAAGGCCCATTGCATGACGCAATAATCAGGCGCATGAAAATGCCATTCGGCGCCGTTCAGCATGATACAGAACTTGTGAAGCTGAAAGCCTGGGCCGGGCGGGCTGAATATGACAAACCGTGCCGCAGCTGTGACGGTGACGGGTTTTATGAATGCCCTGACTGCGGCAATGAAATACCGTGCCCGCGTTGTGAAGGGCTGGGCGGCCGGGTGATTATGGGTGACACAGCCTATTTATTTGAGATCCCGATAAATAAAAACCTGCTGGCCAAATGTCTTGACGGTATTTATGGAAATGAACCGGTGACGGTGCATACGGCCGGGAAAAAGGAACGCGTCACCATTTTGGGCCTGGGCTGGCGTGCCGTTTTCATGCCAGTTTTGCCGGAAAAGGAAAAAACCATTATTTTTGACGCATTCGGCGTTTTGCCGGATGAAAACCGCGCTGAAAAGGCCCAGGATCATTTCAAACCATAGGGTGCATGCAAAATGACCTGGGCGGAACGTTGCGGCCCAGGGCGGCCGGTACGGTGAAAGGAACAATATGAACAGGGAAACGCCAAACTGCCAAAATCCGTTGGCGCTGTTTCATGCCCGGCAGGCCGCCATTTCCAAAATGATGCGCTGCCAGGTTGCGGGCCAGGCAATTGAAATACTTTTCCAAGGCGTCACGCCATGTCACGCAACCAGGGTTTGTGACACCTGGCGGGCACTGTTCAGAATTTCCACGGCCGACGATACGCCGCAAACATTGCTGGCACGGTATTATGACACCCAGGCAACGGGTATTTTGTTGAACACAACTGCAGATTAAAAAATGGAAGGTTTCAGCAAGTGGGTAAAATGCCATGGTTTCATTTCTATTACCTGGATTGGTTGACTGACACCAAACTGTCAAAGTGTACGCCAGCAACGCGGGGCATTTGGGCTGACGCCATTTGCCGCATGTATGAGGATGACCAAACATATTTTATTGCCGGAACTGAACCGCAAATGCAAAGCATGCTGCGGTGCCCTGACGTTGAAGTTTTACGCCTGGCAATTGCCGACCTGCAGCAAACCCAGGCGGCCCAGGTGACGGTTGAAAACGGCATTGTGACGTTTGTGTCACGACGGTTGAAGCGGGAATGGGAAACGCGCGAAAGTGCGCGCCAGCGGCAGGCCAGGTGCCGTGAAAAGAAAACAGAAAACGGGCCTGTCACGGATTTGTCACAACGTGAGGTATATACTGGTAATGGAATACAAGAAAATGCTTTTAGTGAAAATGATGCGCCCGGTACCGGCCCGACAATTGACGAACTGTTCAAAAGGTTTTGGGCTGTTTATCCCAGGCCGGAAAGCCTGAAGAAAGCCCGCAGCGCGTTCATAAAGGCGCGGATTGATGAACAGGAACTGGTGAAAATTCTGGAATGGCTGGCGGTTGCCATGCAATCAGAACAATGGCAAAACCCAAGCATGATACCGCACCCGGCAACGTTGTTGAACCAACGGCGCTGGGAAGCTGCTGCGCCGCCGCCGCCCAGCGGAGGATTGAAAATTGCAAACAATCAAAGAAATACTGCCCAAAGTGCAAACGGAATTGAATTTGATCCCGACAAATTGCCGGGATATTCCAAAGCATGTCATTGAAGTTTGCCAGATTTGCAGCGGTACGGGCTGGGCGCCGGTGCCTGAAAGGGGCGGCGTGAAACGCTGTCAGTGCCGGTTCAAGGCCATTGAAAATGCCAAGCTGGCTGAACTGCATAAAAACTGGCCTGAATACGGCAGCGCGGATTTCACGCAATATGAACCGCGCACTGAAACCCAGCGCACGGCAGCTGCCCTGATACGCGGCAACCCAATGGGCAGTTTTTATCTATACGGCAATTATGGCGCCGGGAAAACGCACTTGCTGCTGGCCCAATACCGCGCAATGTGCCTGGCTGATATTCCCTGCCAACTGCGCACGGCCCGGCAGCTGATTACCCAATTGACGCAGGCGGAACTGCCAAAGGAACGTGACAGGGAAACGTACACCTGCAGGGTGATTCAAATGGTTCAGGACGCCAACCAGGCGCACCTGTTCATTGACGATATTGACAAGGCGGCCGCGCGCACTGATTTCAGGGCTGAAGTACTTTTTGATTTGCTGGACACCATAAAACGGCGCCAGCTGGGTATTTCAATCACCGGCAACCTGCCCATGATTGACCGCAACGGCGGCAAGGATTTGCGCCAGGTACTGACCAACCAGGTTGTCAGCAGGCTGTTCAAACTATGCACTGAGGTACCGGTATGAAGTTAGAAGAAAAACAGAATCTTGAACGTGCCAAATACTTCCTTGACAGGGAAATCAGAAACACATACGGCAGTTTCATGGGTGTACCAATTGACCAATTTGAAAAAGAGTATGTGATAAAAATTTTGATGTATCAGGAACAGGAAAGGCGCCGGTTTATGGGTTTTGACCTGGGCCTGGTGGAAAGCAAGGCTGATGATACACATTGAACTGGTTGAACTGCTGGAAAGCCTGAAGCGCGGCAGCTGTTGGTGTGAAATGGGCATTGGCAACCCAATGAACACCTGGCACACAACAGCGTGCCTGCAGGCCCAGGAAATTGTTGACCAACTGAAAGGGGCAATTATGCTGACTTTTAAACACGATGAAGTAATCAAGGCCCTGACCGCCTTGAATGAAATGGCAAACCAGCTGACCAGCCTGGGCCAGCAAATCACGGTTTTGCAGCAACTGTTTGACACCAGCCTGACGCCTGACGTGAAAGCGTTGCGTGACCAGGTTGACAACGCACTGCTGCAGGTGCGGCCTGAACAGCGTACAAAGTTGCAGGACATGTACCCTGACGGGATACCTGATACTGAACTGGAAAATGTTTTTCAGCTGCTGCAGCGTACCATTGACAAAAACAAGCATGATGAAAGGAAACAAGAAAATGCCGACACCCGACCAGCAGAACGCGTACCTTGAAACACTGCGCCAAGTGGAACAGATCAAAACCGAAAAACGCCGGGAACTGAATGAATTAATCAGCAAATTGGAACCTGGCCAGCGTGACGTGATTAATGAACTTTTCCCTGAAGGCGTGCCTGACCAAAACCTGCACCAAATGTGTGCTGCCTTGCAAAAGGCGGTTGAACAAAATGCGAGGTTTTCAGAATGTTTACAAGAAATGATATCTATATCGACGTTATGACGCGGTTTCTGAAACCATGCCCGGCCGCGTCTATTTATAAAATAGCAACGCCTGTTTATTCAAATGGCGTTCAAATAAGAAAAGTGACAAACCGGCAGCGCCGCCAAATTGATGCAGTTGCCGGGCCTGAATTTGTTGGCTGGCGCCCGTTTGTTGCGGAAAGGCATATTGCATGACCATATTCCTTGATTTCACAAAATGGCCTGAAACCCAGGAAGGCGGAAATAAAAGGCCGTATACCGTCAGGGCCGACAGCATTGAAAGCATGACACCCAACGGGAATGCAACCTTGATGCGCACAACAAGCGGTGACGTTGTGAACATTGAAGGAAAATGCGAATACAACCGCCAGAAATGGGTTGAAGCCCTGGGAAAATGAAAATATCCAAACCTGATTTGAAAACGCTGCATTTGGCCCTATATCTGGCAACTGAAAGTGAATTAAGCCTGGCCGATTCATACCGCGTCGGCATGCGATTCAACAGAAAAACGCGCCAGGTTGACAGGGTTGTGCCGGGTGACCTGCGGAATGAATACCGCAAAGCAATGCGGAACGTTGACCGATTTATTAAAATGCGCAGGCACCTGGCTGAAATGGTGAAATAAGCAAAACCGCAATTGCTTGTATAGAATCATTGACAAAACCGCAATATTTAGTATCCTGCCTTTGATAACACCGATTTTCAACGGTTTACCCTGATGTGCTGGCCGTCATACAACCCGCTGGCGGCCAGCAAACGGGAACATATAGGGGGGCCTATGACAGAAGAAAAAGGCGCAGCCGCGCCAAACGCCGACGTGCAGCAACCCGCTGCAGAACAATCCAAAAAAACATTGCAATTGGGCGCACCAATTCCTGACATGCACCAACTGATGCAGCAGGCCATGAATCCTGCCCTGGGCGCCGTCATGGAAATAAGACCGGCACAAGGCCCGGCATTCCAACCCAGGAAGGTTGCAACGCGCTTTGAACGCCATGACCCTGATGACCCTGCCAAGATAACGCACCAGTACGTTGAAGATGCTGAACCGGGCAAGGTGATTGAACGGGCCGGGCGCAAGTACATGATTATGCGTGATGGAAGCCAAAGGCGCATTGCCGGTGAACAGGTGAAAAAGGAAAGGCACGGGGTGAAGAAATGAAACTGCGGGAACTGTTTAGACTGAACCGCTGGCTGCGGAAACTGCAGGCCGCACCAGTTCAAGAAATCAGGCTGCTGCGCCTGGAACCTGATGACGTGATTATTGTGCAGATGCACAAACGCGTGACCGCTGACCATGCTGCCAGGCTGAAAAAAGAATTTGAATATTACCTGAACATTGCCAAATTGAAAAACAAAGTATGGGTATTGGAAAAGGGCATTGAACTGAAAGTCATGCGCGGTGCTGACCATACCGCACCTGTCAGCCAGCCCCTTGAACGTACACGTATAGACCATGCAATAAATAAACTTGATGACCTGCAGCTGAAAATCAAGGAATTGCAGGAAGCTGAAACGGGCGCCGCACCTGACAGCCCAGCACCGGCGCCGTCACCTGAAGGCCAATGACATGGCAATTAAAGATAAGAAACCATGCGCAACGCCCTGGTGCGGAACGCTGACAGCCAACACCTACTGCACAGCCTGCCAGAAAAAGATTGACGATCAGTATGAAGCCAGCAGGCCCAGCGCAGCAGCACGCGGATACAACAGCCGCTGGCGCCGGGAATCAAAAGCGTACCTGGCGCACAACAAATGGTGCGTGCATTGCCTGGCGGCCGGGCTTCACGTTGAAGCTGAACACGTTGACCATATCAAACCGCACAAGGGCAGCCATAAATTGTTTTGGGATAAGAACAATTGGCAAGCCCTGTGCAAGCCATGCCATTCATTCAAGACTGCCAAACAAGACGGCCGATTCACCAGGCGCAGGTTCATTGCCATATTGACGGCCGGGCTGGGCGGCGCCAGGCTGTTAAAAGCCCAGGATGAAAACGCGCGCAAGGCCGACCTAAAAGCCCGCAAACAAACAAAATATTGTGCTGCAAATGCAATATGTGATAATAATGGCCAAGATATTGGGGCAGAAAAAATGCGGATAAGCTACGGTGATATATTGGAAATGAAACGGCGCCTGGAAGCTGCTAAACCTAACAGGGCGCAGTACAACCGATGTTTGCGGGCAGAATTGCAGCGAAAGTTGAAGGCGGCGGCAGGGGGGGCCTGCAATCTCTAGCAACCAAGGCAGGAAAC